CATAGTTCGCGTATTTCGCGCTTCACGTAGGAAAGCTTGTCATTCAGTCTGCGGTTTGGTGTACCGCCCAACCTGTTAGCCTCGGCTGAATCCTTGAGGTTCAACTCCTGCTCCCGAAGGTTGGCAATGCGTGACAGGATTTCCTCACTCATACTTCCCTCACAATCAACCAATGTCATCGCCATTCATCGTCGCGATAATGCTTTTCGGGAATGAAAGACTTTGCAGATCAGTCATCTGCTCCATGAGGTGAACGTTCTGCATTTCGAGATATTTCCGGCGCTGAACTTCGCGTTCAATTCCGTGATAAATTGCGTCGCTGATATGCCGTTGAGTATTTTCGCGCTCATATTCCAGATGCTGCTCAACAGTCGCCAGCGTGGCTTCAAGATGGGCAATTCGTTTCCATGGGTTCAAAATCATCTCGAAAATCCTTCAGTGGCCCTCACAATCAACCCGCCGCCCTGATAGAACAGGGCTTCGAACTCATTCTCGCCATCGGTGATTACCTCGCCAGCGCGGATAGGGTGCTGCGTTTCCCACTCGCCTAGATCCTGGCCGTTCTGGGTTGTTACGCGGGTGATCATGGCTTGGGTTCCAGTGCGGCGCGCGCGATAACATTAGATCGATCTATATCCCACCCGTCGCAAGCTTCTGATACACTCTCCAGCGCCACACGGTAGCGCTCTAGCTGATCGGCGGCTTCGGTCAAAAGTTCCGGAGTTTTAATTTCCTTACGGTCCGCACAAAATTGCGCCCTTCCCCGCAACCGCGCTTCAAGCTCCTTACTCATGGCTATGCTGGCCTCCGCAGATCGGCAAGGGCGCGGGTCAGATCCATACTTGCGCGCTTGATTGCGCCCTGCTCAACGGGGAAATAGCAGGTAGTGTAGGTGTGGCCGTTGCTTTCGTAAGTTGTAGGCTTGGGCAGAGCGTTGGCGCGCTCAATAAAGCGCTCTGCCTCGGATACTGCGATAGCCAGTAGTTCTCTGTTCATGCTACTCACCTCCAGCCCTTTCTGTCGGGAATGTGTTTGCGTCGATCATTTCCATGAGCAAGGACACTGGGCCAGATACCTTACGGCTTCCGTCTTCCCAACGCCTTACGGATCGACCGTCGCTGATGCGGAGGACTCCGGCAAGCTGGTCAACACTGTAACCAGCCTGCTCACGGATTGCTTTGAATTGTGTGGGGGTCATGGAATTGCTTTCTTCAAATATTGGCCCCACTGCTCGCCCATGGCGGCAGCTATGCCGGGATATGTGGCGCTCCGCTTGAGCCAGCGGTCAGCGCCCGGAGTGACGCGGTTCTGACCGCTGTCGGTCTGATTCGCCCAGCGCTCGACCTTAAAAGTGTTGCCATCGCCGAGCGTTTTGTTGATGACGGTCCTAGGCGCACACCACTTTGTAGGGCGCAGCCTCGGGAGGCCATCAAGCCATAGCCCTGTCCGCTTGCTGGCGTCGTCACCAAACTGGTAAGGCTGAATTGTCTGGTCAGGCGGGCGGATCGACTTGCTAACAAAAGACGGCGCAGGGTTTTCGATGGCCTTGGGATAAGGCAACGCCAGCAAGCGGCGGAAATTATCTAGATCTGCTTCGCGAGCATTCCGACGCGCCTTGCCGGTCAGTGTCTCAGAGGAAACACGCTGGTGATAACCTACACCGGGATAGCGCTCAAAATCAGGGTCATTGAAAGCCCATGCTGCCGATACGGTCAGGTTCGTGCACATCGGGTGGAATATGGCCGCACACCAGCGGTCGTCGGCCACATCCCAAACATCGCATTGAAGGTGTCGCTTGGAACCGTCGCGAGCGGGCAGTAGGTCGCATGTCCACGCCTCTATGCCTTGTGCTTCAAATGCTTCTCTGGTTAGAGGGCAGGCACTGTATCCGATTAGAACCTTCACAGCACTATTCCATACTGTGCTTCAAGACGCCTCCGCTCGGCCTGACCAGCGGGGGTTCGCATAAAGTCGAATGCAGCTTTCGCGGAGCGGGCCTCTGCGGCAAACCGCTTCGCAGAGAGTCCATTGAGGGTGCGGTGAACGTCGCGCATCAGCTCTTCGATTTCAGCAAGCTCGGCGGCATCGGTAACGCCGGTGTATTTGCTGATTGAGGCTGCGTATCCGCGAAGTCTGCTCATAATCTTTTCCCTAATCTGGTGGGCTAAGGCCCTTTCCTTCGATAACCAATGTCTAGACAGGTTCGGACCGCTGGTCAACGCCAACCACACTCAACTCGTCGCATTTATTCCACCAACCGCACGCCGATCAAATCTCCCGCGCTGCCGTCGTGATCCCAGCGTATGCGCTCCAGCTTCCAAGGAACGGGGTCTACCCATCCGCGTGTACCGCTACCTCCACGGATCTGGGCATATACCTTTGTATCAGGCGGGAGACGCGCAAAGCCTGGGGGTCTGCGCCCATGGCATTCTGTGAAGCCCTTGGCTGGTATGGGTTGCTTAGGCATCGGATAAATCTTGTGCGTTAATGGAGCACAAAAGGTCACAAGTGGGCGCGATTGCATCCGTAGTCGGGAAGTCTGCCGGAATGTCGTCAATGAAGCCGCGAATGACGATCCGTTCCCCATTTTTGCCTTTCTCTTCACCCATCTGCGCCAGTTTGACACCTAGCTCTCGCGCGAGGACCGCAGTCCGCTCAAACCTGTCGGGAAATTGCTGGCGGAACAGCGCCCAATAGCGGGGTGACTGCGCCTTCACACAACCGAACTGAAGGCAATTCGCGTTCGGGAATCCCATCGCATAGGTGCGCGGCTGCTCAATTCCTGCGCCCTCAAGAAGCGCGAGGCAGTTAGCCTTGGTGATGTCGCGAGAAATTAGCGGCGTTTCGAAACAGCCAGGACGAAATTCCCCGGTCAACCGATATGCCCGCTTCACATCGTTCAGATCAGCCGTGTAGCCGAAAATATGTATGTCGCCGTATTCTTCAAAATTGAGACGGGGCACAAACTTCATGGCCTTGGTGCATGGAGCGCCATTCTGCCCGGACATGAACCGACGCTTCTGCCAAACGTCAAAAACGCTTTCGTATTCTTCCGACTTGATGACGGTGACTGAGCAGCCGAACCAGGCTTCGCATTCGGCGCGGAAACGATAGTTATCTTCGTCCTCCGCCCCAGTGTCGCAAATAACTACAGGGCCTGCCTCAACCCCGTACTTTTGGATGTCTAATTTCGTGGCAACCGCACTGGCGGCTCCGTCACTAAACCACCTAACCCTTCGCGCGTCCATTCCTATCTCCTTGGGTAATGTGTGTTAAATACAGCCCGTCCCCCCGTTGAGGTGCTTCCATAAGAAAGCAACGGGATCACCTAAACCTTTAGCCTCGTTTGTACTGGACTGCCTTGCCCCTTTCAGGTCGCGGCCAACGAAGTCTCCACCGATTATCCGCGTGGTCCGGAATTTAGTCACCCTTGCGGGCGGCACGTGAAGTCCAGTTATGCCTTATCTCGGTTCAAGCATCGGCGGTACGGGGGTAAATACCCGAGGCATCCCTTGATTACAGGCAAAAGAACCCCTGGAGCCTATTCACGTGGCACTCAACACGTTGTGACCGATTGCACTTTGCCGGAAAAACTCGGCGCGCGTGGTCGGTCAAGGCAGCTTTTCGGGATGAGTAGGCTATGCGCCAAATCGAACCTTGCATTGTCCGTTTCGCTAGCCTATAGAGAGCTTGTCAAAGCAAAACGGGCGGCGCGAACTCATCCTTCGTTGCCGCCCAAACTTTATGCGCTATCCTGATTTAGATTGCAAGCCCCTTACTGCGCGCTTGCGGGCACGATCAAAGATGCGGCGATGCTCACGGCGCAAAGCCAGCTTTTCCGCCTCGATCTCGTCAAGGCGCTTTGCCTCGTCGGGGGTTAGGTGGTCGCGCCAGTCGGTCATTTGTCCATCTCTTGCAGGGCAAGGCGCAGTTCAACACAAGCGTCTTTGATGGCGTCGCCTAGAGAGGCAAAAGGTCCTCCAGGTATAGCTGCGTGTATTCGGTAAAGATCTTCCGCCAGTGTGTAGGTGTGTTCAACTGGAGTGCCATCTTCGTGCCACGCCTCCATGCTCAGGATGCGTAAAGCGTCCTCGACCCTCTCCCTAGCTGCGTTTGGCACGTTCTCTCCGTTCATTGATCTGATCGCTGCACTTCTGCGATAAATCACGAAGGGCGCATCGCAACCCGCGAAGGGTGCTTTCGTCCGCCTGTCCCGAACAGGCATAGTCCACAATATCCATCCACCCAGAGACAACCGAATTGGATTTGGAACGCCGGATGCACTCCAGCCAGTATTCGTCGGGATCAAACATCACACGACCCTCCAGCCATGCTTAGGGGTGACGACAAACGCAGGAACGACCTGCTCCAATCCATCGTCCCACCGAACGGTCAGGTTCCCGCC